AGAGAAGACGAACTTAAGTTATATGATTCTTATCGTGATGTTTATGATTTAATTCCTGAGACTTATTCACTTTATTCTATGGATAATTTTAGTGTCAACGGTGAATCCACAGAATATGCAGTTGGGGACGAAAGGGAAGTACACTTAAGTGCTGAAGAACACGTTGAAAACATGCTTGATGATGTTGGTTACGAGGGTTTCAGTGAAAGTTTTGTTGAGGGTTTCGTAGATGAAGATGAGGTTGTGGGTTATTTTAAAGACATGTATACTGATATGGTTTATGATGATCCTGAAAGTTGGTTGCCTGAAGAAAAAAAACAACTCAGTCGTGAACAAGAAGGTATTATCTCCTTTAAAGAAACAAAAATATCTGATTTGGGAAACGAGATTGAAACTCTGTCAAAATTTTTGGAAGGTACAAAAAATAAGAAACAAAAGACACAACTCACAGAAAAACTCACGGAGCTCGAAGGGATTATTTCTGAGTTAATGGATGATATACAAGGAGAAAAATTAAATCCCAATGGTGATTTTTTAGATGAAGATATCGAGGGATACATTGAATCCATGGTTGAAGATGTACTAAGAGATCCGGTCAGTCACTTGAAAGATCACGATTTTGAAATAGATAGATTCATTGATAGAACGAGGTTTATTGAGGGTATTATTGAATCTGATGGTTATGAAATCATATCACCTTACAATGGTGTTGTTGGAGAAAGTTCTGCAAATGGGAAATGGTTCTATATTGTTAGAGTAGATTAAATAAAAAACTTGGTTATTATTTTAGTAAATGCCACGAAAGAAAAAAATACACTTTAGACTAAGCCCCGATTGGATGTTTTCAGAACCTTTGGATTTTGAGTACAACAAGTACACACTTTTGTCTTACCTTCAAAAATGTGAAGAGAATTTCGAAAACTTCAGAATATATCCTGACTTTGTAGAACTTTCTTTGCATTTGGCAAATGTTCAATCGTTATTCAAAGAAAAAACTCTTTTATATACAAAGAAAAAGTTTGAGTCTTGTGATGATGAAATCCTTATGAAAGAGTTGATTCCTCACAGAATACCAAAACTTTCCAATGATGAGGATTCTGAACTTGAAAAAACTTTAATGTTTTCTTCAAACAAACTTATGGATGCCTTTAATATTGGTAAGTCCATATGGTCTATAGTTTATGAGTCAACAACTGTTAATCTTAAGAAAAACAAAAAAAATCTGAACTTGGGTGTTGGGTATGTGTATATTGGGTTCAAGTCAAGTAAAAGGGTTTATATTTGGGAGTATTCCATTAAAAAAGTTAGGGGGAATAGTGGGGAGGCCAAACTTTATTTTAATCTTATTTGGGAAGGTGACCCACAGGGACTCACAATGAACTTTATAATATCTGAACATACTTCTTGGGTCGATAACTACAAACAACTTCCTGTATTTGAAATTCACTCTAACGAAAACTTTCCATTTGATGCGACCTTGGTCCCAATGACTAAAAGAAAACTTTTGGCGTACATTTTACAAGTTGTTCCGAAAAATCAATGGGAGGAGTTTGAAAGTTTGAAAAAACTTTCTTAGATTTGTCCTATGGGATTCAGTAAACGTATTATAACGAAGGAACAAACCCTTCAACATCTTAACCAAGGTGAACTCGATATTCTTTATACCGGTGATGTACATGTCTTCTACGATGACTTGTCTCATCAAGTTTTCGAGTTATATTTAAATGGTACTAAAGAAACTGAAATCAAAAGAAAACTTAAAATTAGATAAAATGAAGTGTATCAAAGCCGTAACTAATATTGGACGTTATAAAAAAGGAGATATTCTCCGTGTAACAGATAAAGAAGGAGATCGTCGTGTTTCTATAGGAGATTGGATGTTTATCCCTAAGTCTGAGTTCAAAGGGTCAGACAACAAGGAAGTAATCCACGAAGTTGTGGAGGAAACCAAAAAGAAAAAATCCAAAAAAGAAAAAAAATAGGAACCACCCCCTCTTTTAATGGACACTATCACAAAAAAACTACAAAAAAATCTTAAACTCCCCACGTATTTAGGGTGTATTGCGGATTATTTATTAAAAAAATCTTGGGATGAGACACAAGAGATCATTAATAAGTTAGTTGATGAGGGATTGGTAGAGGAATCGAGGTTTGCTAAAAAGTATTATTTTTTTAAAAACAATGAAAACCAAAGTTAAACTTGAATATGTATGGCTCGATGGATATACTCCTGAGCCGAACCTTCGTAGTAAGGTAAAGGTCATCGACGTTGATGACTATCACACTCCTCGTATAGAAGATTGTCCTATGTGGTCTTTTGATGGATCATCAACAAAACAAGCGGAGGGTCACTTCTCAGATTGTCTACTAAAACCTGTTAGGGTTTATCAAAACTTTTTAAATAAAGGGTATCTTAACTCTTACTTTGTTATGTGTGAGGTTCTTAATCCTGATGGTACACCACATTTTTCTAATACCAGATCACAGGTTGGTATCGAGGAAGAGGATATTTGGTTTGGTTTTGAACAAGAGTATACCATTATGAAAGACGGTCGTCCACTTGGGTTCCCAAGTAATGGATATCCTGAACCACAAGGAAAGTACTACTGTGGTGTTGGTAACGGACAGGTGAATGGTCGTGAGTTTGTTGACAATCACATGGAGATGTGTATCAAAGCAGGTATTGACATCACTGGTACAAACGCTGAAGTCCTTTTGGGTCAGTGGGAGTATCAAGTGTTCAGTAAGGGAAAACTAAAGGCTGGTGATGACCTATGGATGTCACGTTACATCCTTCAACAGATGAGTGAGGAATATGGATTAAACATTGAGTTCCACCCAAAACCTGTGATGGGTGATTGGAATGGATCAGGTCTTCACTGTAACTTCTCAAATCAAATGATGAGAGAGTTGGGTGGTGAGGATTATTTCCAAGTATTATTCCAACGAATGGAAGACAGACACGAACTACACATCGAGAACTATGGTTCTGACAACAACCTTCGTCTAACTGGTAAACACGAGACTCAAAGTATTGATACCTTTAGTTGGGGTATTGCAGATCGTGGATCGTCTATTCGTGTTCCGTTGGCGACATCAGAGGGATGGAAGGGTTATGTGGAGGATCGTAGACCAGCATCGAATGGTGATCCATACAAAATTGTAAAAGTTATTTCTGATGCTCTGGACTTTACCACGGATGTTGACGATATTGTTGATATGTTATTTGCTGAGAACTAATGGAACAAGTTAATCATCCTCAGCATTACGGGGGCGAAGAAAACCCGTATGAAGTTATTAAAGTGGTTGAAGCCCTTGAGATGGACTTCCACTTGGGTAATGTATTTAAATACATTACCCGTGCCGGTAAGAAGGATGCTGATAAAGAACTTCAAGACCTTAAGAAAGCTCTGTGGTATTTGGATCGTAAGATTCAACTATTGGAAGGGAAGTGATAACCATATGGTTGCACTTTATTGGGGGTTTCATCGTGACTTATTTTATTGATTGGTTATTGATGGGGTCAACATATGAACTAAATAATAAAGATCGACTTTTGATGTTGGTTATTTGGCCCTTAGTATTTGTGTTTGTTATTATTATGATTATTATTGAACTATTGAAAAATGATTGAAAACTATTTAGGAAAGATTGTAAACGGCGATTGTCGTGAAGTTATGAAAACCATGGAGGAGGGGTCTGTTGATCTTATCGTGACCTCTCCTCCTTATGGTGTGGGTATTGATTATGATGTCCACGAAGATGATATGGTATGGGAGGAATATGTTAAATTTACATATTCCTGGATGGAACAAGCGTTTAGAGTTTTAAAAGACGATGGACGTATTGCCCTTAACATCCCATATGAGATAAACCGTCAGAGTAAGGGTGGTCGTATCTTCATGGTAAGTGAGATTTGGCAGATCATGAAAAAGATTGGGTATAAATTTTATGGGGTTGTTGACTTGGAAGAAGAATCTCCTCATCGTAGTCGTACTACAGCTTGGGGATCATGGATGTCACCAAGTGCGCCGTATATCTATAATCCAAAGGAATGTGTGATCTTGGCGTATAAGAAAAACCACATTAAAAAGATTAAAGGTGAACCTGAGTGGGTTGGTGAACTCGGAGAAAAAGAAGATAAGAATGGTGTTATGAAACCTAAGAACATCTACACTGAAGAACAAAAACGTGAGTTCATTGATTTGGTGTTTGGACAGTGGAAGTATTTTGCCGACACACGTAGTTTGACAAAAGCAACCTTCTCGATGGACATCCCAACTAAGGCGATTAAGATCTTGACCTACAAGAATGATGTCGTTTTGGATCCCTTCGCTGGATCTGGAACTTCCATGGTTGCTGCGGAAACCCTTAATCGTAGATGGGTGGGAATTGAAATAAGTCCTAACTACGCCAAGGTGGCAAACGAAAGAGTTGGATTCTTTGTTCAACAGAAACGTCAACAAGTTATAGATTTCAAAAAAACTGAATCAGAAAATTTGTAAGAACCAAATTTTAGTTTTATCTTTGAAGTGTTAAAATCTTTAGACAAATCTCTTAAAAATATTCAGATGGTTGTTATTGGTATTATTGTTATTGTTTTACTCTTGTCGATCTTGGAGCAGTTAAAGCGAAACGGATCAGCAAAGTGAGTTTGTTGTTTTATGTTATATTTGCCCTCACTCTAAAAAGTGGGGGTTTTTTTATTTAAGATATTTTTTGTATCTTTGTCGTATGAACATAGAAACTTTACACCGGTATTGTGAAGATGGGTTGTTGTACAAACAAACCCACCCTACTCTTCCATTGACTATATGGAACTACACTGAGAAGGTTCAGTACGAGGGTTTGTGGGATGAAGTAACACTTCAATGTCGAGGTCTTATCACTGAAGATACAACTGGTAAAATTTTGGTTCGACCATTCAGAAAGTTCTTTAACTATGAAGAAGTTGTTGGAAAAGATATGATCCCAACAAAGGGTGATTATGTTTATATCCAAGAAAAGATGGATGGTTCTTTGGGGATTTTATTTAACTATGAAGATCAGTGGATCATGGCAACTCGTGGTTCTTTTGCCTCGGACCAAGCAATAAAAGGTCTTGAGATCGTCAAGTCAAAGTACTTCTTAGATTCTTGGTCAAAGGAATACGCTTACTTGGTGGAAATCATCTACCCTGAAAATCGTATCGTTGTTGACTACGGTGAGGAAAAGGTAACTTTTTTGTCTGTGGTTTTGAACGAGAGTTGGAAATGGAAACCAATGGACGACACTGAACTACACTGGACTACCGCAAAGATGATTCTACATGCTAACGGTGTTAAAGATAATTTGGTAAAAACTGAACAACACTTCAGTTTTTCTGATGAGTTATACAAGTCATTGAAAGAAAAGAACGAGACCAACAAAGAAGGTTTTGTTTTGAGGTTCCAACCTGGTAACTTCAGGATGAAAATCAAGTTTGAAGAATATGTTCGTCTTCACAAGGTCATGACCAATCTTTCAACCACTGCGATCTGGGAGGTTCTCTCGAGTGGTGGAAGTATGGACGAACTACTGAAAGATGTTCCTGATGAGTTTTATTCCAAAATCAATGACTATGAGAAATCTTTGATTGCTCAGTTCAACAAGTTAGAAGAGGAATACCAAAACCACTTTGATTCTATCAGAAGATTGGGTAATAGAAAGTTATTTGCTCAGTGTGCGGTCATGTTTCAACACCCATCAATATTGTTTGGTATGTTGGATGGTAAAAACATTTCTTCCATAATTTGGAAGATTATCAAGCCGGAATTTCGTAAGTTGTAAAACAATTCGTATCTTTGTTGTATGAAAATCGTATTAGAACCACGGGAACATTTGTCGTGCCACTACCAATTGGACTGGTGCTGACAACCTGACTCGTGATTATAAATCCTTGAATCACATGAACGATACGTTGGTGAATCGAATCAACGAGATGGTAGGTGAAAACGATATCTTGGTTCACTTGGGTGACTGGTCGTTCGGTGGATTTGAATCTATTGCTGAGTTCCGTAGTCGGATTCTTTGTAAGAACATTCACCTGACTTTCGGTAACCACGACCACCACATCCGTAGAAACAAGGGTGATATCCAAGACATCTTTTCATCTTGTCAGGACTACCTTCACTTGGATATTCGCAAGCCCATGGGCAAAGAGGTTTTGAAATATTCTATGGTGTGTATGCACTATCCGATTGCCTCATGGGACGGAATGAACGACGGTGTTGTTCACCTTCACGGACACGTTCACCTTCCACCCAACCTTCGTATCAACGAGGGTAGAGCCATGGATGTTGGAGTGGACGGAAATGATTTATACCCGATTTCTTTTGAAG